ATTTACTATATATTATTATTATAATATATTATTAATTATAATAATTAAGGATATCATACTTTTAATAATTTGTCAATACTCCTTTTAAAATAAATATTCCGTTTCTGGAACGGAGTGAAGAAACTAGTTGACTTTTTAATAATATTATGTTATAATAGTTGTTATAGAATAAAAGTTCCTTTTAAAGGGTAAACTGCTTTGGATGATAATGTAAACATAGAAATACTACAGGCTTTGCCTGACACCCCTGTCAAGAAACGTCGTGGGGGGAAAAGAGTTGGTGCAGGTCGCCCTGCTTTGGTGAGAGAGAACAACGAGAGGATTGCACAAGGACTTACTCCTATCCCTTTGAAACCTCCCAAGCCTAGAAAATATAAAAGTAATGCTGTCCTCCCTGTTTCTAAAAAGGCTAGGTCACAAGAAATCCTTGCAGAGATGCTAGGTAAGAAAAGTAAATACATTGTCCAGAAAGTTTTAGATAAGGCTTTGGATGATGAAGATGAAGACCAGATGGCTTGCCTTAAGTTGGTGATGGATAGAGTGCTTCCAGCAGACTACTTGGCTAAAGCTAAAGGGAAGAGCAATCAGATTAGCATAACCATCTCTGGTGTAGGGGAAACCACTGTCATTGGACAAGAGACAGAAGAAGTATTTGATGCTGAAATTATAGAAGAAGACGATGCCGAGTAAATTCACTCCATACACTGTGGTTAAAACAAAAACAAAATATCCATCCTTTATGGACAGTGCAGAAGTTGCTGGGGGATTAGCAGAAGCAACATATCCTCAAAAAGAACAATGGCAAGGTAAGGGTGATGCTTTAAGACATATTGTTTGGCAAGCTCTTTTAGCTAAGGGGTATAATCCTACAATAGCAAATGCTGCAGGGCAATGGCATGAACTTCCTTTAGGGGATGAACTTAGAAAATATACGCATACTGCTGCTTCAGACCAAACTCCAGTAGAAAAAGCACAAGATTTATATAACAATGCTTTAGGTAGAGAAATTGCAAGTAAAGCTAAAAGTGTAGAAGATATTTATCTATTAGCTAAACAATATGTAGATAGTGGTAAAGCTAAGTTTCTTACACCAGATGAACTTGAATTTCAGTCTAGGATGGCAGAAGCTAAAAAACTTATGGACCAACAAGGCTCTCCATATTAATGACAACATTAAATGTTAAACTACACGCTAAACAATTAGAAATTTTCAACGATAAACATAGATTTAGAGTTGTGGCGGCTGGACGACGCTTCGGAAAATCAAGACTTGCTGCGTGGTTGTTATTAATAGAGGCACTTAAAAGTGAAAACAAGGATTGCTTTTATGTAGCTCCGACATATCAACAAGCTAAAGACATTATGTGGGGTGTGCTTAAAGAACTAGGGCATGAGGTCATTGCCTCTGCACATGAGAACACTTCAGTGCTTACGCTAGTGAATGGCAGAAAGATTTATTTAAAAGGGGCTGACCGCCCTGACACACTTCGTGGTGTGGGTTTAGCTTTCTTAGTAGTCGATGAATATGCCGACATTAAAGCAAACGTGTGGGAACAGATTTTAAGACCAGCCCTTGCAGACGTTCAGGGTGGTGCTGTGTTTATCGGGACCCCTAAAGGTAGAAATCACTTCTACGAAATGTTCAAATATGGGGAGAGTAATAAAGATGAAGAGTGGGCTTCCTTTCACTACACGTCTTATGATAATCCGCTTATTCCCGCAAAAGAAATTGAAGCAGCCAAAAGCAGCATGTCAAGTTTTGCGTTTAGGCAAGAATTTATGGCTTCCTTTGAAGCCGCAAGTAGAGACATCTTTAAAGAAGATTGGATAGTTATAGATGAAGATGAACCTGACGAAGGTCGTTTTTTCATTACAGTTGACTTGGCTGGCTTTATTAATGTGGATAGAGAGTCTGGCAATAAAAATAAAAAGCTAGATGAGACAGCCATAGCCGTTGTTAAAGTACATGAAGGTGGTTGGTGGGTTGCAGACATCTTGCATGGTAGGTGGGACATTAAAGAAACCACAAAACAAATTATGGATGCTGTTATCCAATACCAGCCTGTAGCTGTGGGCATTGAAAAGGGGAGTTTAAAAAATGCTGCACTTCCATATCTTACTGACCTTATGCGTCGCCACAATCACTACTTTAGAATTGATGATGTTACACACGGCAATCAAAAGAAAACAGACCGAATCGTCTGGGCTTTGCAAGGTAGATTTGAACACAAGAAAGTAAGACTTAATTATGGTAGTTGGAATAATGAGTTCATTGACCAACTAGTAAACTTCCCAAACTCAATGTTACATGATGACTTAATTGATGCTTTGGCTTACATTGACCAAATTCAAGTCGTAGAATACTTCCAAGATTATGAGGAAGAAGAGTATGAAAGTCTGGACCATATAAGTGGGTACTAGTATGAAAATATGTTTTAAATGTAAAAAAGAAAAAGAATTAAAGCTATTCCATAAACATAAAGGAATGGCAGATGGGCATATAAATAAATGTGCTGAATGTGTAGTTAAAGATGTAGATGACTGGAGAAAATCAAATCCAGATTGCCGTAAAAAGGAACATGCAAGACGTAGGGAAAAAGAAGGATTTAAAACTAGAGAACAGTATTTTGACTTAAAAAGAAAAAATGGAATTGGACGTAAAGTCTCTGCAACTAAATATGCACACAAAAGACGACTTCAGAAAGAGCAGTTAAATTTGACAGAGTTTGATAAATTTGTAGAAGAAGAAGCTTTGCGGTTATGTGAGCAAAGAGAAAAATTAACTGGTATTAAATGGAATTTAGACCACATTGTTCCTTTAAACCATAAAAATGCTTGCGGGCTTCATGTATATTCTAATTTCCAAGTAGTTCCAGCATCATGGAATTTTAAAAAAGGAAATAGAAATATGAGTATTTATAACAATGCAATAAGTGGCTACTAAAATAGGAAAAGTAAATGCAGAATAAACTTGTAGAGTGGATTAAAGAATATACAGATGACTGGCGCAGACATCGTGATGACAACTATCTAGAAGACTGGAAAGAGTATGAACGCATGTGGCGAGGTATTTGGGCTGCAGAAGATAGCACTCGTACCTCAGAACGTAGTCGTATTACATCACCAGCTACACAACAAGCTATTGAGAACCATACGGCTGAGATTGAAGAGGCAGTGTTTGGTCAAGGCGACCACTTGTTTGACATTCAAGATGACATGCAGGATAGAGACCCTCGTGACGTTGAGTATATTCAGAATTACATCAAGCAAAATAATAAAAAACAAAAAGCCCGTAAATACATTGGCGATAGTATTCTTTTAGCTTCTATCTATGGTACAGGCATTACTGAAATTGTTACAAAAAAAGTAACTCAGTTTGTTCCAGCCACTCAACCTATGCCAGGTGTAGATGCAATGGCAATTGGTGTAGAAGAAAAAGAAGTGGTTGTTGTTTCATACAAACCAATTAACCCACAAAACTTCCTGATTGACCCTACTGCTTCTAGCATTGAAGAGGCACTAGGTGTTGCTATTGAAGAGTTTGTCTCAGCACACATTGTAGCACAAAAAGTAAAAGAAGGTGTGTATAAAGACACAGATATTGAAGATGATAGCCCTCCAGATGAGAAGCTCGAACCTACAATGATTGATGATAGTCAATATAATGATGACAAGATTCGCCTTATCCGCTATTATGGCTTAGTGCCAAGAGCCCTTCTTGAATCTGATGGTGAAGAAGAAATTGCAAATTTACTAGGTGAAGAAGAAGAAATTTCTGACCTTCTTGAAGAGTATGGTGATTTAGTTGAGGCTATTGTTGTTATTGGCAATGATAAGTTGTTAAAGGCTGAAAAGAATCCATTTATGATGCAGGACCGCCCTGTGGTTGCCTATCAAGATGACTCTATCCCTAACCGATTCTGGGGTCGTGGCATTGCTGAAAAAGCGTACAACATGCAGAAAGCCATTGATGCACAACTTCGTAGTCATTTGGATAGTCTAGCCCTAACTGCAGTTCCTATGATGGCTATGGACGCTACAAGGCTTCCTAGAGGGTCTAAATTTGAAGTACGTCCAGGTAAAACAATCCTAACCAACGGAAACCCTGCAGAAATTATGATGCCATTTAAGTTTGGCTCTACTGACATGGGAAATATTGAGATTGCTAACAAGTTTGAAGGCATGTTGCTACAAGCTACAGGCACTCTAGATAGTGCTGGGATGCAAACACAACCTGCAGGTGCTGGTGAGATGTCTATTGTCCTTTCATCTATCATCAAGAAAAACAAACGCACTCTTGTAAACTTCCAAGACCAATATTTAATTCCACTTATTGAGAAGACTGCTTACCGCTTTATGCAGTTTGACCCTGAGAACTTCCCAGTGAAGGATTATAACTTTGTTGTCAATAGCTCACTTGGTATGCTTGCTCGTGAAGTAGAACAGCTACAAATGATTAACTTGATGAAAACGCTTGGTCCTGATAGTCCTATCATGCCAGTGTTAATGCAAGGTGTTATTAATAATAGCTCACTTCCTAATAAAACAGCATTGTTAGAGCAATTAGCACAAGCTTCACAACCAAATCCTGAAGCACAACAACTACAACAAGTTCAAACTCAGATGCAAATGGGTTTAATACAAGCTCAGATTGCTGATTTAAACTCTAAAGCACAAAAACAACAGGCAGAAGCACAGCAAGTTTCAGTGGAAACACAACTTCTCCCTGAAGAAGTTCAAACTAAACGAGTGGCTGCTCTTTCTACTAACTTAAATAAAGAAAATGGCACAGATGAGTTTACTAAACGTGCTAAAATTGCAGAGTTAATGATTAAAGAAAAAGAAATTAATCTTAAAGAGCTAGACTCTGCTAGAAATGCTGAGATTGTTAAACTACAAATGACAACTAAATCTTCAGAAGGTGTTTAATAATGGAAATTCTTAAACAAGTAATGGATGCCTCCTCAGAAGAACTAGATTCTATCCTAGCTTCTATGGTTGGAGTACCAAAAGCTGTCCTTGAGTCTGAACTATCTAAACTAAATCTTCAAATTAAAAAAGTTGCTGCTACTATTCCTGAAAAAGGTAATAAGGGAGATAAAGGCGACAAAGGAGATAAGGGAGATAGAGGGCTTGACGGCTTAAATGGTAAAGATGGTAGCAATGGATTTGATGGTAGGGATGGTAAAGATGGAGTAGATGGAAAACAGGGAGATAATGGTAAAGATGGAATCTCTGTTGTCAATGCCTACCTAGATTTTGACAATAGTTTGGTAATGGAATTATCAGATGGCACTCAACTTGATGTTGGTCAATTTAACACCCCTGAAGCTCTTACTAACATCATTCAAACGCTTAAACAAAGTATTGACTATGATTTAACAAAAGCTACTGGAGTTCTTCCAGTGATTAAAGGCGGCACAGGAACAACTACATCTACAGGTACAGGTAGTGTTGTATTAAACAGCAACCCAACATTTGCAACAAATATTACAGTTAATGGATTAAATGTAGGTAGAGGTGATGGCAATATTGCAACTAATACTGCTTATGGTTTTGATGCTATTGGTTCATCTTATATCACATCAAGTAATACTAATAATATAGGTATTGGGTATAACGCATTAAATAATATTGGTGCTGGTGTTGCTACAGTTACTCAACTTACAGCAGGAAGTGGTTACGATGCAGGATATGATGGAAATAACACAGCATTAGTATATGTATCAGGTACTCCAATAATAGCAGGTGGAACATATCCTACTGTTTTTGTTAATATTGCTATGGATGGAACAATAGGTGGTGTAAGTATTACAACTACAGGATTTGGTTGGAGTGCATTAGATACTGTATTTACACTTAATAATGCTGATTTGGGCGGAGTTGGTTCAGGTGCTACTTTTCAAATTGCATCTTTAGCACCAGCAGTAAATAATACTGCCATAGGATATGGCGCAGGTAGCACACAAAAAGTAGGTTCAAATAGTGTTCATGTAGGATATAACACATCAGGAACAGGCTCAAATCAAGTTTTAATAGGCTCTAACATAACAGGCATTACACAAGACAATGTGGTTGTTATTGGT